AAATCAAAATTAAAATTTCGCGCCGATGGCAAACGGGGATTGTCGATATAATGGAACAATGAATATAAATTGTTATTATAACCCTCTTTAAACCATAAAGGATAATTAAACAAATTCGATGTTGAAACCGTTTGGCCGCCACTATTTACCGGCCCACCCGTGAACGAATCCGGATAATCATGTTTGATTGTCCCGTTTTGACGATCCACGCCGTCCCAAATTAACAATTTGTAATTCATGGCCGTGTGTTGATTCATCAACAACGCGTTTGTGTTTCCGGATGTTAATTGTCCCCCAAAAAACAAATTCAATAAACCGCCTTGAAATGTGGCCAATATATCAAAAATTGTCCCCTCGTTATCAACGCCATCGGAACGGAAACGGGCCGGTGAAAATGGCAATGTGTTAACTAATTGACCTTTTTGAATTGGATTGAATGGATTATTCCATTCGACGATGTCGGAATATCGTTTCATTGCTTCATTGCCAATTATATCAATTGCATCCGGAACGTATTCATAACGACCAAACGCGAATCGTTCATCGTCAATCCATGCAAAACAAATTTTGTTTTCGACAATTCGATTGTCGTTCATCAATTGTTCCGAATCAATCCATGACGCGTTTGAAATAAATGAATCCTTTCGTTCAAAATATAATGTGTTCCCGACAATTTGCCAATCGCCGTTGAATGTCGGTTTCATTAAATTATTCAAAAACGTTTCGGCCGTTTCGATTGGGTTATTATCTTCAATCATGTTTGATGATATAATACCTTGATTCAATCCCTTTTCAATCGTCGCCGAAAACAATAATAAATTGTAATAAGGTGACGCCGGATCGGTTAAAATTGACGATTGAAAATTCAATCCACATTCGTCACATAATCGTTCCAAATATTCACGAACTAATCCGGTCGGATGTTTTTTATTGCATGTATCAAAAAAACCAATTGCACTACTCAATCCATCCAACAACGAATCCAAAATTCCATTTGGCGCCAAATCAGCATCGTCACATGTATCCTGGTCGCAATCGGTGAATGGAATCGCGCAAACGATGGAACAAATGAGAAAAAAAACGCCGGAAATAATCAAAATGACCAAAACAAACGGCAATAATACCGTTGAAACAATATTCCCCAATAACGCCAATAAAAAACCCAACACGATATGCCACCATTTCGGCCGTCCCTCCAAACAATAATTCACGTTAACCGGCGACGTAATAAATTGACCGATGATTGGTTTTGATTCGATGCAATTATATTGCAATTCATTTTCAATCACATTGGCCGTCACCGAACAATCCGGTTCGCACCAATCCAACGAATCGCCCCGAATAATTCCAACAAACACCGGTTCCGAACAACACGAATCATAAATTTTGACATCGATTTTTTGATTGAATCCAAATGGATCATCAATCAACAATGTTTTTATCAATTGATAGCCATCATCATAAAATGTTAATTCGGATGAAAACGATCGTGTTGTTTTTCCGGCGTTATCTGTTCGCCTTAGTGTGACTTCAAACGTTTCGATTCCATCGATTCGACCGGTCAACAATGCGTTGTTGAACGTGATTTTCATGTTTGAATTCATCGCGCTTTGTTTCTTATACGGTTGTTTTTATATTGAATCTTCGAAACGATTCCGTTGATTCCACGTTCATCGATGGACAAATTCAATCCCTTTTGTTCGCGAATTGCTTTCTCAATGCGATCCAACTTTCCATCCATTGAACGATTGTTCATCGTCATGATTTGGCCGTTCAATCCTTTCGCCAATAATGGATCGCGGCCGGAATGTATCGCCTCCAATAAAGGCCGGAACCTTTGCGTTTTTTCCTTTGTGATCACGAATTCGCCGCGATGGACGGTTCCGGCCGATTCGTATTTTCCGCCGTCGCCCGTATATCCACCCGTCGCAAATGACGCCGCCGCCCTTGCCTGGGCCCTTGCCGCCACCAATCCGGCCGCCAATGCAATCAATGTCGCCGCAATCGTAAACGGCGCCGCCGCGCCACCTTCGGCCGCCGCCTTTGAAATGGCCACCGCCGAATTCGCCACCAATTCAATCGCCGCCAATGCTTGTTGTGCGCGAACGAAATTCGCCTTTTTTTCGTTCAATTTATTCAAACGATCTTCCTCAATTTGCAACAATTCGGCGTTCCCTTTTTCGGCAATTTTCGCCGCCGCGTCAACACGTTTTTGTTGTGCGTTAATTTGTCCCTCGGTTTCGGAAATGGCGGCGTTCAACGCCGTGTTTGCCAAATCAACCGTCGCCTTTGCTACTTTCTCAATTCCATCCAAAACGGCTTGTTTCCGTTCATCGGCTAATTTTTTTGATTCGGCCGTTTGTTCATCATCCAACGCCAATATTTGGTCGCTGAAATCTTGACGCGCTTTCAAAATATCCAAATCGGCTTGTTTCTCAATCAACACGCGTTCATCGGCCGTCAATTTAACATTCAATAATTCGGCGTCCCTTTTACTTTCGATTCCTTGAACAACCAAACTTTCCTCCGATTGAATTGAATCCTTTAAATCGCCTAAATTGGCGTTCAATTGTTCTTTTATTGCGTTTCGTTCGGCCGTTGATCGTGACGCCGCGAATTGTTCAATCAAAAATCCACGTTGACGTTCGATTTCGGCCGTGTTTTGTTCAACCTCTGTCAATTGACTATCCAAATCAACTTGACGAATTTCGGCCAATGTTTGATTTCGTTTTTCCGCCGCTTGTTTTGTGACCTGGTCGATTTCGTCGTTTGTGTCGTTAATGACCTTTAACGTTTGCAATCGTTGAACCTCTTTAAATTGTTGTTCGATTGTCGTTGTTAACGTTCCGGCCTCACGCGCCTTTTGAATTCGATCTTTTATTGTGTTTTCAATTTCATCAATTTCGAATTGGGCCAATGCTTTAATTTTCGTTTTTTGTTCATCCAATGTTTTTGCATCGATGAATTCAATCGGTTGTTTTTTAACCTCAACACCCAAATCACGAATTTCACGTTGCAAATCTTGAATCAATTCGCGCCGTTTGTCACCGGTTTTTTCCGCCGATTTAGATGTTTCGCCATCTACTTTTTTAATCGTTTGACCGGAATCGACAATCTTTCTCGATAAATCATCAATCGCCTTTGTCGTTGCGTCGTATTGCGATTGCAACAAATCGGCGTCACCGGCGATTCCTTTCGCCAAATTCGCCGCGTTTTGCAATTCGATATTCCCCAACGCCGCGTTTTGATCCGTTGTTGCACGATTTTTATCGTTTGCCTTTTGTGTCGCCGTCGCCTTTGCCTCCTTTGCCTTTATCAATTTATCTTCCAAATCCAATTGTTGTTTGGTCAATTCAACCAATTGACCTTCGGCCGCCTTTGCAAATGCCACTTGTTTGATTGATGCGACCAAATTTTGATATTGTGCATCTAATTCCTTAACGAATTTTTTTTCATCGGAAATGTTTTTGATTGTCGTTCCATATTGTCGATTCAATTGGTCAACCAATTTTTTCCGTTCGGCCGATCCGGTGTTGGCCGATTTTATTTCCTTGACTAATTTGTTCAATTCGGAAATCGATTTCGCCGATTCGGCGTTTGCCTCGGTGTTGGCCGTCGTTAACGCCGTTTGTGAATCCAACAATTTTTCGGTTTGAACCGCCGTTTCCTCAACCGAATCGCCAAAATCAACGAACAACGCCGCCGCCGTCGCCAATACGGAAACAACCAAACCGATTGGATTCGCTTTCAACGCCGCATTGAATCCGGTTGTTGCAATGGTCGCCGCGCGTGTGGCCGCCGTTTGTAATCCGGTTGATGTTGTTAATATATTCGTCGCCGTCGCCGATGCGCGTGTAAATAACGCCTTTGCACGTTGAACGACCAATCCAATTTGTTCCTGTATTAATAACGCCTTAAATCGCAATTCATAAATCAATTGTTGTTGAATTGCCGCCTTTTGTTGACCAACATAAAATGCAACCGCACCGGCCAACAACAACAACGCCGTTTGGTTTTCCTCAACGAACGCCGGAACCTTTTGGATTGCCGTGATAAAATTGAACGCCGCGTCGGTTAACGTTTCGAAAATTGGCAATAATCCCGTTCCGATGGATCGTTTCAATTCGTCGAACTTTCCTATCAATGTGGACAAACGACCGGCCGTTGATTGGGAAAGTTTTTCAGTCAAACCAAAATAAGAAATCACACTTTGGCCCTCGGTTGTTAAATCTTTGAACGCCTGTTCCAAATTAGTAAATGAAATTTGTCCCTCCGAACCCAATTTTTTCACTTGCGTTTCGGAAACACCCAATTGTTTCGCGAATTCACCGATGATTGGGATTCCGGCTTCAGTCAATTGGTTTATATCTTCAGCGAATAATGTTCCTTGAACACGCGCTTTCCCATAAATCACGGCCAATTCGTTGAAATCCTTTCCGGTCGCCGATGCAACGTCACCAATCCGGCCCAATGTTGTGGTTAATCCATCAACCGGTTCGCCGAATGCTAACAACGCCTTTCCGGCCTGGTTAACCTGTTCCGGTGTGAATGGCGTTTTGATTGAAAATTGGTTCAAATCTTCGAAAACCTCTTTCGCTTTTTCCGCCGATCCCAAAAACGTTTCCAATGAAATTTGAACGGTTTCATAATTCGAAACCGCTTCAATGGCGCCCTTTCCGAAATCAATCGCCGACGCCGCCAATGAAACGCCACCAAACGCCGCCGCCGCGCCCGTCAATGTTTTTTTCAATCCGGTCAATTGGGATTCGGCGCCCTTTGTCGCCGTTCCGATGTTTCCTAATCCGGCCTTAACCGCCTCCAATTCGCGCCTTAATTGGGCCGTATCGGCTTGAATTTTGAATAGAACGTTTTTAACGGCCATGATATGTTTATTTTATTTTTTCGAATGCTTCATTGCGTTCGTCAATAATTCGAAAATATGTTGCAACGGTTTGATAGTATTCGTCGGTTGATAGGTTTTCCAATGCTTTCATTTCGGTGACTTTCGAATCACAAATTATTTGATTGACGAAATTGATTTGGTCAATGTATCGCCCAATTTCAAACGATGCAAAATTTGATTGAATCGTTCGTTTGACGGGCCGTTGGCTTTCAAATAAACGTGAATATCGTTGGCGGATAATTCCGAATATTTCGTTGTGAATGCGAACGCCCGTTCCAAAAAAAAATCCTTTGAACGGCCGGATGATTTGATTTTTTCTATTTTTTTCGTTTTCCAAACGTCGGAAAAATCGGTTTCATCTTCGCCATTCAAAACGAAATAACACGCCGCCAATTCAATCAATGTGTTTTCTTCGCCGATGTATGTCAACCGGAATTCAATTTCACTAAGTAAATGAAACAATTCAACGATGTTCCCGTTGTTCGCCGCTTTTTTCATTGAATCGATGAACACGGTCATTGATTCGTTCGTCATGTTCATTTCGGCGAATCGTGTCGCGATTTCGGCCGCGATTGCACGTCGCGCCGGAATGGTCATGATGTTGGTGTATTGAAACCATTCATCGCCATCATCGTCGATGAACACGCGTTCCAATGGAATTTTTGATCCGGTTGTTTGAATCGATTTCGATTCGATTTCATGTTTTGGTTTTCGGTTGAATAAATTCATGTTTTGGTTTTTGATTTGCCAAATTTAAAATTTATTTGAACGTTTTGATGAAATCATTGTGAAATGTCCAAATGTAATATCGGAAACAATCCAATAAGTGTGTCAATTTCGCGTCCTTACCTTTGTCAATGTCGCCATCCGGTGTTGTTTCGACGGCCTGTAAATCATGAATCAAAAATTGACAGGATGAATCAATGACCAGGTCGTTGTGTTTTTGCAACATCGAATTCAATAACACGCGTGAATTTTTAATCGATGGATTGACCGTTGGAACCTTGAACGCCGATTTTGGGATTTCAAGTTCGTCGCGAATGATTGTGTAATAATTCAACGCACCTTTCGTCATGGCGGAACGATTCGCGCCGGATGCGTCACCGGTGACAATGAAAAACCGTTCACCGAATTCGATTTTGATCGCCTCGCATAAATTGAAAATATCGGAATTCCTTAATCGAAATTCACGAAATATTCGAATTTTGTTTCCAAACGATTGTCCGGCAATACATGTAATTGGATCAACGTTGAAATCGAATGACAAAATGATTGGTTCATTTGGATGGATGTCAACGTTCGGTTTGACCGTTTTGAATTTGTCGAACGCATACGCAAACGGCCGTTGAACATCAACGATGTCCCAATCGCCATTCACGAAAACCGCCCGTGTGACATCGTCCAAATTTTCCATCGCGGCCATGTATTCCGGCGGCAATGTTGGATTGTCAATCATCAACGCCCGTTTGTAAAAATACGACGGTTTCAATTCGCCGTGAATGAATGGTTCGTGAAATTCCGTTTTCGTCCATGTTTGCGATGGATTGCATGTCATTAAAATTAATCGCGGCGGCGTTTTCAATGGTTCCGCCAATATGTGACGGCCCACACGCAATTTGCATTTGTCAAACGTTTTTTTTTGTAGTTCCTGTGATTCCTCCAATAAAAAAAAATTCGTTTCCAATCCGTCGAACCTGGTCAAATTTTTGTCCATGTTGTAATTTTCGGGAAAAAATTCCAACGTTGAACCATTGGTGAACGTGACGATGTGATCCGTTTGATGATACGACCGAATGAAATTTTTCGGGCAAAGTTTAAAAAACGTCGGAATGGTCGTTCGTTTCAACGACGGCAATGATTCACGAATGACATGTGATTTTGAATTTGGAAATACACGGGCCAACGCGATCAACGTCGCCAACGAAACAAATGATTTGCCGCCACCGGCCGCGCCGCCAAACAATAAACATTCATGTCGAAACGAAAAAACCGCCTCCATGAATTCAAATTGTTTTTGATGTGGTTCGAATGCAATGTTCATTTTTGATTGTCCCGAATGAATTCATCGAATTGATCCAATGGAATATCCAATGAAAACGAAATTCCGGATTTCAAAAATATAGCCGTTCGATTATTGGCGTCGCCATAAAAACATTGCAATTCATCCAATCGAAACCGAAATGGATATCGTTCAACCGGATGTTCAATTCCCAAATCTTCGAAAACAATTTCGGATTCAATCATAAAAAACGCATCGCAAAAAACCAAATCGCCGTTTCGTTCAATCATATTTCCATTTTTTTTCGTTCCATCAATTCCGAATATATATCAATCCAATAATCAACCGATTCGCCATCCAATGTACGTTCGTTTTTCAATTTGAATTCGGTCAATATACTATCAATTTTTTTATGTACGAACAACATGGCCGATTGAACGTCGCCATGTTTATCAATTAACCTATCAACAACGTCGTTTTCCATCAATTAAATTCAATAACCTGGTCACCAATTTTAAAAATTTGTTTGTCGCCCGAAATTTCGACATTCATATTGTCGCCCCAATTCGCCGGATCAACATTTTTCAACGCGAAAATCACGGCCGTTGGATTCGGGCCAACATATCGTTTTTTGGTTTTGACGCGCTTTCCGGTCAATTGTCCGGTCATGGAAAAAATTTCATCGATTTCGGTTTCCTCTACCCAATAACCAACAATTAATCGAATCAAACCGTCCTCCGATTTTTCGCGAATGGATTCCTTTCCGATTTTGGCGTGTTTTTCCTTTGCCTTTTTATATCGGTCGGAAATCCATGTATCGCGATCCGACCAATTCCAAAACGTTCGAACCGTGATTCCATGTTCGCCACAACACGATTCGATTGTGACATTGCCGGTTTCATAGTCGGAACAAATCAATTCGATTTTTTCGCGACGTTCGGCGTTGATTTCGGCGTCGGTTTTTTGAACCTTTTTTGGTTTTGCCGTTTTCGGTTTTGTTTTCTTTTTAATCATGTTTCCATTTGTTTGGACATGGATGTCCCGTTGGCGTGTTTTACGAACGCCGAATCGTTTGGTTGTGCAAATATATCAAAACATTGATTGTTGAACATTACGGTTGTTTAATCGTTGAATGTGTTGTTCGGCTTGTTCGCGAATTTTACGAATGGCGTTTTCGCGCGATTTCAATGATTCAATCCAATCGATTATTTCATCCGGCGATTGGGCGACGAAATAACCTTTTGACGTCGCGACCAAACCAGGAACCAAATTGTTCAATCGAATGTATTGAATCATTTTCCGGATTCGTGATTCCTTGAATTCAATTCCGAAATGTGCTTTTAATCCGATGGCGATTTTATCGGCCGTGACAATGTTTGATTTTCCAACTTTCGTTTCAAATCGTTTGATTATAATGTTGACCACATATTGTTCCTCCGATGATATTTCAACGGTGAAATCTTCGAATCCGACTATCATGGTTTTTTCAGTTTTTCCAATTGGTCAACTAATTTTTGACGTTTTTCCGACCAACTATCAATCATTTTTTGCGTTGTTTTTTTTTGTTGTTCCAATTGATTGATTAATCGATCGGCGTGTTCAATTCCGTTTTGAATTGAATTCGATGTGTTGAATAGGTTCATATATTTTTTTCAAATTGCGATTGAATGAAATCCGACTTTCGAATTTTCGACCATTGGTTTTTAATGTTTTGTGTTCGAATCTGTTCAAAAATCATTTGCAATGATCCGGCCGTTCCGGAATAAACCAAAACGATTTTGGAAATGTAAATGGCCAATGTTAAAATGGCAATTGTAATAATTGCAACCGTTGAAATTGGAATTGTCCAAATCAATGATATTTTTTCGATGATGTTTAATTTTTTCATAGTTCAAATGTTTCGTTGTAATATTTCAATGATGTTCGATTGTGAAATTTGGGAACACCGGTTTGTTGATCTGTTCGACCGTTTCTATATGCTTCAATTATTTGTTGTTTTTCCATTTCTTTGGCCTGGTTGATTGCCAATTTTAATATTTTGTCTTTCAAATCGACATCATTAAAAATCTGTTCAATCAACCATTCAACGGCCGTTTCTTTTTTCATGTGTTTAATTTATTAATAAAATGACAATGATTGATCCCGTCGCATAACCAAAACCCATACACATGGCAATTTTGAAACGTTCGGCGTTTGTTTTTGCTTCGATTTGATATTTGATAAATGGCAAACCTAAAAACGGGCCCACAAACGCCCAAAAAACCATTGGGATTGAATCTTTGTTTGCGACGGAACCAATGTAAAATGTTGCGGCGATTTCAATGATTAAACTTGAAAAGAATAATATTAAAAATTTCATTTTTTAAAATGGTAGATCGCCGGATTCGGATTCAATTGATTCCAAAAATGTTTGTGGTTGTGATTCCGGTTGTTGTTGAGGTTGATTTTTATTTGTTCCGAATTCGGAATCGCGTTCCAATGATGACATGATTTCGCATTTTTCGCCGATGATTTGAATCGATTTTTGTTTGATTCCGTTTTTGTCGGTGTATTCATCAATTTCAATTTCGCCAACGATCAAAATTTTCATTCCTTTTTTGATGTAATTTTCGGCGAATTCGGCCGAATAACGAAATTGAATGATTCGAAACCATGTGGTTTTTTTTTCATCCTTAATTTTTTTAGTGACTGCGATGGAATATTTCGCCGTTTTGATTCCGTTGGTTGATGTTGAAATTTCCGGATCCGATCCGACATTTCCGACAATTGTGATTTGGTTCATGGTTTTATGATTTTAAGTTGATTATTTGGTTGAATGATGTTTGATTGTTCAATGATTAATTGGTTTTGAATTAACCAGGATTCGAAATTCAATCCCATTGGATGAACGGCGCGATCTAATGGTTGACCGGATTCGTCGATTCGTTGGATTCCGTTTTCATCCATTGCCGGTTCAATTTTACATTCACGAATGAATTCGCGTTGTAAGAGCATCAAAACGGCGGAGCCGAATTGAATTTGTTGTTGGTTTTTATTCATTGTTTTGGTTTTGGTGTTTGGATTATTGAATCGATTTCCATGAAATGGTTGTTTGTTTTTGGTCATTGTTTCAATTTTAATTGTTCAATAATTTCAATGAAATCGACATTGTTGTTTTTTAGTTTTTCAAAATATTCACGAATTGCGATTTCACGCGATTTGGATTGAACCATGTCATTGAATTCGATGTGGCGTTCGCCGTTTTCGATTGTTTCAATTATTTTTCGCGCGTGTTGCACCTGGGACAATTTATTGAATGACGCCGATTTTAATTCACCTTTCACGATTGGTTCGGCCCTCAAATATATTTCCCGTTTTTCGTTTAATGTCAACGCAATCAATCCCAATTCATTTTCCAATGTATCGAAAACCGTTCGTGTTGAAATGGTTCCCCAATTGATTAAATGTTTTTCATTGAATTCAATCCATTTTTTGACGATGCAATCATCGACGAATTGCCAAAACAATCGTTTTTTTGTTTCCGGTGTTGGTTCCAATGGATCGGCCCGTTCATTCAATTGTTGGTTGAATTCCTTTTGGGCCGAATTTTTAATTTTTTGGAATGCGTTCATGACATCGGCAAAATAAACCGCGTTGAAATTTTGATAATGCGTCAAATCCACGTTTAATTTTTGCGCGGCCGCCATTCGAAATGCCAATTTCATTTCATCGGTGTTGAATCCTTTCATTTCGGTTTTGATGAAATCGATTAGAACGGCCTTTTGTAGATCGGACGGCAAATTTTCCGCTTTCAAACCTATCAACGCGAAAATATATCGCAATGATTGTTTGATTGGTTCGACATCGTCCAAATCGCGAATTTTGATTCCGGTGTTGGCGGCGATTAAAATTTCACGCGCGTTAAAACTCACGAATTGCATCGTCGAAATTTGGTTTTGAATTTCGATTTCCGTTTGTTGTTTGATTATTTGATTTTCCATTTGATTTGATTTTGAGCCAATTTTTAATTGTTAAATTTACGGATGTATATTTTGAAACCAACGGTTTGAAATTTTCCATTTGATCCAAAACGTCACAAATATTTTGAAACGATTCCAATGTCATGATTTTTTCGGATTGTTCAAAATTGATTTGCGTTTTCATTTTTTTTATGTTGGGACAATTTTCATCAATATAAATCATCAAATTGTTTTTTCGTTCATCAATATTAATACTATTAATATTGTTTAATGAAGATGAAAATGAAGATGAAAATGAAGGGGTTTGATTTTGGTTGTTGGTTTGCTTATCCAAACGATTAACCAAATTTGAACCTTTCGATTTTTTTTCCATCAATTTTGGATTCCCTCCTAATTGACCAACATCGCGTCGAATTTGACGAATGCGTTCATCGTTGACCATTCGTTTTGAAAAATATCGGTTTTTTTCGTCCAACTTTAGTATTCCGAATTTCGTCAGTTCATCGAATGTTTTTTTGAACTTTTTTTGACTTAATCCGGTCAACTTTTGGATTCCTTTTGAATCCAAAATGTGTTCATTTATCATCAAAACACCGATTTCATCCGACAAAAACATGATTGACAATAAATCAATCCAAACGCCGCGTGTTTCATGGGAACACATTCGCAATGATGGATCTGTTAACCAATCGGCCGCGTAAAATTGAAACGCCGGTGAACGTTCGCGTGAATTTTTTTTGAATGTCATGATTGAATCGTTTTCATCAATTGGTCGAAACGTCCATCGCGAATTTTACGTTTTCCGGCGATCACATTATGAACGAACGTTCCGGAAAAATCCGGATGTTGTGCAACAAAATTGCGCGTCGTTTTGAACCTGGTCAACAATTGAACGCGAATCATTTCGCGTTCATTGTCATTTATACATTCGTCACAATTTGGTTTCGGCGTTGATTCAATCAATTCATTCAATTGATTCAATATGAATTCGGTTTTGCGTTCCGACAATCGGCCATTGATGGCGTTGGTCGCCGTGAAATAATTGAATTTCGTGATCCGACAAAAATTTTTGATGGATCCAAAATTTTCACGGATTTCATATTGTGTTGAAAATTGTTTATTTTTTGCGCCAATGCACGACGGAAATTTGGTTTCGGTTTTCATTCGATTTCGGATATAATGTTCATTCGGTCGTTTGCCGCCATCAAAATGGCCGGTTCGGTTTCGTCGATTGTCAAATCAATTATTTCATCGCATGTGGACGCGTTTTGTATTTTGACCAACATTTCAACATGTTTATCATGTTTCGATTCATCCACGGCGTTAATTTGGGCCTTTATCGCGATTTTACGTTCCGACATGGTTTGTTTGAATTCCGGATTCCCTTGAAATTTTTCATTTGCTTTCCAAATTTGAATCAATTCATCGATTGATTCGGCGGAATTAACTTTTGAAATGATTGGGCCAATTGGTTCATCAACCGGTTGAATCGTGATTTTGGTGTCAACAACAACATGTTCGACATCCATCGCGTTCATTTCCTCGCGTGTGTATGGCATCCCCCCCAATTCATCGGAAAAACACAATCGAAATCCTTGGGCCATGGCCACTTTTTTCGTCATTGTAATCGGTTTTTCTTTCCAAAATTTGGTCGGTTGACCGTCACGGCGACGGCCAACGTATTCAATAAAATAAACGTCATGGATGAACGGATGTTCGAAATCCTTTCGGTGAATTTTGATCCTGGCCATCAACGTCGAATTTTCGATGTTTTTCCAATCAACGGTTCCAAATGTTTCAACGTGCCATCCGGACAATAATCCCGAACGTTCGGCGCGTTTGATGTACGTTTCGAATCCAACAATGACCGAAAATTGATCGCCATATTTTGATGCGTAAATTTCGCGCTTAAATGGATTCAATCCGAACGATTGGGCGATTTCAACAAATTGTTGGAATTCATTCGAATTTAGGTTGTTTCCCATTCCCATCGCGTTCAAATACGTTTGTAATTTTTCAACGTCGATTGGTGTTTGATTTGATTTTTGAATTGCTTTCATGATTGATTTGATTTGATTTTTGCAAATATAATGATTATTTAATTCAAACAATAATTGTTTGATTATTTTGCCAATGAAATTTCAACGGTTGTTTTTGATGATTTGATTGGCGGAAAAACATCAATCAATTCACCGGTGTCCGGAATGGCGATTTGCGTCGATTTTTTGATTGTTTTCAATGTGGTTTCGAATTCCTTTCGTTCGTCGGTCGCCAATTGTTCGGCGTGTTTCAAATCGTTCCACATTGGCGTTTGGCTGAAATCATATTTCACGGCCGTTTCCTTATGTTTGAACGTCACACCGAATTTCGTCACGCCGGTTCGTGATTCGGGCCCGTACAAATCCAATTCATCAATGGCGCGTTCCCTCAATTGATTTTTGGCGTTTTCAATAACCTGGCTAATGAATTCCATTCGGGCCAATATGGTCAATGTGTCGACATGTCCATCGTCATTCACTTGAATGATCATGTTCGCCAATTCGGCGGCGCGTGATTTTGACAATTGTTGTTCGTCGTTTGCGATTTCCAATAAATTTTTCATGTTAAATTGATTTGATTTTTGTGATTAATATGTCGGAAAGGATTCGGCCAACATTCCCGAATTGTTTTTTTTGCAAATATTGAATGATTGATAAATTTTTGATCGTCCCCAATTTAATTTCGTTGATTGGTTTCCCGAATAAATTATCACGATTAATGTTTGTGATTAGGAAATCGATTTCCATTTTACCGACCATTCCAAACAATGATGAAAATGTACTATTTTCGTCGATCATGTTGGCGATTTTGGTTTCGCCTTGGTGTTTGATTCGGTCGATGTATTCATCGACCGTTTCGTTTGATTGAAATTCCATGAAATCATTTGAACTCACAATCGTTCCGTCGTTCATTATGAAAAATGTCATGATTCAAATTTTGATTTGATAAATGAACACGCGTCAACCAGGGTTTCGAATTGTTGTGAAATCAAAATGTCGAATGTGAATTGATTTTCAACGATTGAAATCAAATGGCCGTTTTTTTCCCAAATTTCAATTTTGCCGTCGAACATTGGCATTCGTCGCGCGTCAATGGATCGTAAAAAGAAACGCAATTTTCGCAAATGATCCGGTTTCATTTCATAATTGTCAACGTCGTTCAATGGTTGAATTTCGGATCCGGTTGTTTCCAAAACAACGGTTGTTTTTTTATCATCGGATTTGGCGGAAAAAACCAATTGTGGGACATAATTCGTCAATGAATGGATGTCGTAACCATGGCCGCGAAAATCGTTGATTCCATGTTCGGAAATTGTTTTCATGAAAAATTCGAACGATTGTTCCCAATTTTTCAAATCGACTTTAATTTTTGATTTTGGTGTTTTGATTGTGATTTTATACATGATTGATTGATTTGATTGATTTATGAAATTTGAATTAAAAATGATTCGATTTCGTCACCGGTTAAAATTGTCGCATGTGCCGCGTCGTAATTCAATCCCCAATTCGACAAATTGTCGAACATGTTCCGGATCGGTTCGTCGGAATATAATTCACGGGCAATTTTGGCCAGGTATTCACGCGCGTCCTCCACGGTGTTAAAATGTTGCCAACATACTAATTGACCAAATATTGTTTTTGAGTGTTCCAAACGGAACGATTTGGCGGAATTATATTGATAAGGTGTCGCCGCGAATGTTTTGATTAATGCGTTCATTTGATTTGATTTTATTTGTTTGGTTTTTATTTAATTGATTTGATTTGAATCCATCGCCATCGATACCCGAAAAACTTTAAAAATCCAACGAATTCAACACATTCGTTCAATGTCATTGGACGCGTTTTGTCCAATTCCGGATTGTCAACCAATTCGAAAACAACCATGTGGTTGAATTCGTTTTCCGGTTCGAACAAATTAATCGTTTTCATTTTCCTCGTTTTCGTCGTTTTCATCATCGTCGTTTATTGGTTCGCATCCATCGCCATCGCAATGGGAACATTCAACCTGGTATGATTGGCGTTCGTCATGATCGAAATCCCAATCGAATCCGGCGCCGTTGCATTGTGAACATATTTCCTCCATGATATTTTTTTTAATTGGGGCCGGATTTTCCGGCCCGTGATTGTTATATTTTTATTTTGTTTTGTTGATGAACATTTTCATTAAAAAATTCGATCGGAATTTTAGATGATGAATGAAATCCCTCGCATCTAATGAGAACATATTTTTCTGTTATTTTTCTAATTTCCCATTTTTGGCCATCAATTGTTGTAATTACATTTTCGTTTATAACGTTTATATCTCTTTTTTTCATGATTTCGATTTGATTTTGATTGATTTTATTGGGGCCGTTTCCGGCCCCGTGATTTTCTTTATTTATTTATAGGTATTTATTTAAAGGATTGAAAATGATTTCACGTTTTGCCGTTTTACAATTTAAAATAATAGGATCGGCAATTTTTGAATAATCATCCCAATTTTTTTTTCTCCATTCATAGGTCGATATATTATTTTCAATTAATTCATTCATGTTTTGATTAAGTAATTCAATTGCTTGTTTTTCAGTTTTTGAAATGCCATAATTAAAATCACAATAATATGCTCGTTTTGATAAAATATCATTTTGAATGATTAAATAACACTGTTTTTTCCCGATGGAATAAATCGTGTATTCTTGAACAAAAAATTGAATCGTTTTTTCTTCAAATCCGTTCCATTGTCCAAATAAAAATACTTTGTCGCCTTTTTTTAAATTGTGTTGATTGAATGTTGAAAGTAAATTTTCCATGATTTCGTTTTTTTTAGTGATTGATTGGTTCACAAATGTAAAAACATTTTCAATTCAAACAACATTCGTTTGATTTATTTTTTGATTTATTTTGTTGTTTTGATGTAAAACGCTGAAAATGAGCACAAAAAAAACGCGTGACAATCGCCACGCGTTTTTTGAATTTACCCAATCATTTGTTCGCAAAAATCAAATCTGTCAAATATATGAAATTATGCGTTCACTTTACGTTCCATGATCGCCAAAAATACATGTGACAATGCGGCCATCGGAATGAACCACCAAAATGAAATCGAAATGGATGTTTTGGTGACCATAAAAACGGCCAACGCCACCCAAATGTTCATACAATATAAACAACCTCCCATTGGCTTATATAACACCTTTAACGGATTGCGTTCGTGTTTGATCCATGTTTCCAAAAACCGCCCGTAAAACGCGAAGATTTGACCAGGTTGAATGATGAAATCAATGAACAATGAAATCGCCATCGTGAACGTCGCCATGGCCACAATCCAAACGATTGTTGAATTGGTGTTGATTGTTGTGAAAAACGTCGCGGCCGCAAATCCGAACATCGCGCCAACGATCAACAAAATTGTGTTTTCAATTGGTTTTTTTGCTTTTTTCATTTTTTAAAATTAACATGATGGAATGATTCCGGAAACCTCAAACGAACACGCGCCGTCGGATGTGGTCAAATAATAAAAACCATAACCGGAAAAACCGGCGTCAACTTTTATTTTGATGATTGTGTTCGAATTTTCATTGAATGTAAATGGCAATGTCAAATCCAAACCTAATGTTCCCGTTCCTATTATTGTCGTGAAACCGGTGTTGGAAAATATTTCAAATATATAATCGCCGGTGTATGGTGCCAATATTCCGAAACTTATTTGGTCGTTTGGTAAATAACAACCGATGTGTTTTGTGCAACCGCAATTCATGATTTCAGTTTTTTAAATTTATATAATTTCAACACGATGGCGTTGAACATGGATTCAAACAATAATATTCCAACGACATGTCGCGATCCCCCACCAAATCAAAATCGAACGCGATGAACGTCAAATTTTTATCAAATGGTTTTACAACACCTTTTGGCGATTCATCAAACACAACCGCCATTGGATCAATCGTTGATTCAATTGGTTCAATTGATACATTGGCGAATGATGAATTGGAAACCAATCCGGCGTTCATGATTGCAAAACGAATTTTTTCCTCAAAACAAACCGGATCGGAATTTCTCAAACATGCAACGACGCGTAAATTGTAACGCATCCGATAAAAATTTTGCATCGATGCGAATTTTTTCGATGTTGACGTTTCCGAAAATTGAATTTTCCCATCGTTCCGCAATCGGATATAAAAATATCCATCGTCGCGATCATGGATTCCGGCGAACACATATTCATTTTGATTCAAATCGCGTTTCAAAACGCGTCCATCATCGTCAATCTTTGCCAAATAAATGGCCGTTTTCATTTCCGGAACATTCGTTTTGATCGAATCAACAATGATTTGAATTTGGTCGTTTGTCATAAATTGGCAATTAGGCGATCCAAATCCTCGTTAATTAATTCCGAAATATATATTTCGACTTCTGTTCGTTCGGCTTTGGACGGTTCAAAAATAATCTTTTTTCGTCGTTCCTCGTTTCCTTTTGCTTTGTCGAAATCTTTGTCGTTGATAATGGCCAAATAAACATCGCCGCCGTCCTCAACAACCTGGATTGAACCAATCAAATCGCCGGTGAATTGCAAATCGACATATCCGGTTTGAAATCCCAATTCCGAACGCGTTTTTTTCCATGATTTGGATTTGTAATTTCCAATTTTTGAACCGGATGTGGCTTTCCCGTCGTTGAAAATCCTTTGTTTCATTAATCCCTCCAACAACAAACCCCCTTGAACCAAATAATCTGTTTTTTTTCGGGAAATGTCGGTCGCCAATGACGATATTTTTCGGGCCAATTCATCCGGTGTCATGTGCTCAATTTTTTAATTCCTAAAAATATTAATACCAACAACATGAACATGACGATGAAAATCAAAAAATCACGCCAATTTAATTTGTCAACATCGTTTTCCGATTTCGTGATTGTTTGAATATATTTTTCAATCCGGATTGTGTCGGATGGACATTTTGTGTCCACAAAAATCGAATCGTTAACACGAACCAATTTCGTTTCAATTCGCGTTTTCATGTCCCGAATGAATATTGTGTCACGTCCATTGAATTGAACGATTGTGTCGAACGATTTGGATTGTGTCACGATTTCCGTATCACGATAAACGGTTTCGATTTGTTGCATGAACGGAAAACGTTCGCGACATTTTTTTTTCGTGACGCATCCGGAAACCAAAACCAAAACAAAAATGATGAATGTAAATTTCATTTCATAAAATTATGATTTTAATTCAAACGATAATTCATTCACAAATTCAATCCAATGGTCGAATGAATCGACCAGGTATTTCATTGAAATGAATGTCATGAATCCCAATGTCAAGGCAAAACAAACGCCATCAAAATTTTCGTGTTGTTTTTTTGCTTCATGATGAACCGGCCATTGAATAAATTCCGACGTCATTCGATTGTCGCCGGATTGAATCGATTTCAAATCACATGGTTGAATTGTGTCGGAATCATATCGAACAACGGTTGTTTTTTCAACCTCAACATGTTTTGGTGTTGGTTCAATGGTCATTGTGTCGCCAAATTCATTCACATGGAAATGAATCATTTTCCCATCAACAACGAAATCGATGTTTTCGGGTTTTTGTGGTTTCAATATGATAAATTTTTCAACCATTTTGTGATTGTGTTTTGAACATTCGGGCCCTAAAATACAAATTTCATCGCGATAATTTATCACGTTGATTATTGTGTCGCGCGTTCCATCATTTGTTTTCATCATTGTTCGATTTTGGTAAATATCCGGCCGCAATTAGGGCCGCAATAATTGACGCCAACGTTTCAACCGATATTTTTTTGAATATCAATAAAAAAACAGAAACCAAAATCATCAATGAACCAATGGTTTTTCGCCAATGCTTCAAAACAATATCAATGATTTTTTGGAATTTGTTTAATTGTCGGGCCATGTCGAATTTAACGAATTTAAAATGATTCGGTTTTCGACAAATTGCCGGAAAACTTACGAATGAATCAACGTAATGGTTTCGGTCGTTGAACCGGTCGCGACGTTGGCCGTTGTGTTGGCCTTGGTTTCGATGATCCACAATTGCAACCTTTGAAAATAATGTCGTTTGATTTTATCATGATGTCGATTTTTTAAGGTAGGCCATACACGAAACGCGATTGGTTGCATGTGATACAAATATCGTCCATCCTGGCAAATAATGACGGCAATGAATCGATGGATGTTTTGAATGTGGATTCATATTGTTTTTCAAATTCGCCCAATAAAAATTCACATTTGGCCGAATCCAACAACGTCACCGAATTCAACCGGTCGGTTGTTAATGCTTCTTTTACAATTTCAATTCCGGTTCGATATAATATTGGAAAACGTAGTTTTTGCGCCAATACACAACCAATTTCATCAACCGAACATTCGGCCGCCGCGTTCACTATCAAACCAAACGATGTTGATGTTGTGGTTGATCCCGTCCATCCATTGGCCACCAAAAATTCCGATTTCGTTGTGGAACAATTACATGATCCTTTCACTTTCGTTTTGTTCGGATTGATGGCCGTGTTATCCATTGTGACATATATTTCCGACGTGTTCGATAAATAGTCAACGAAAATTTCCGCGTCGCCGTTTGCGTCGGTTGTAAATGGAAACGAAACAACATCAACGCCATCAAATATTTCAATTGAATGCGTCAAATTTATTTCAACAATTCGGATTTTGATTGATTGAACCCTAATTCGTAACATTCGCGAATCACGCGTTTGAATCCGGATCCCTTTGAAATTATTGGATGGCAATTCGAACGTCGATGTGAATTCGCCAATCTTCAATTCATCGACCAGGGATTTCATTCGAAAATAAGGTGACGCATATTTTGAAATATCATTCAAAACCAATTGTGTGGCGAAATCAATTTTTTGCATCAACAACGAAATTCCCGACGTCGTTCCGGAATCGGCAATGTCCGCCGCGAACCTTAGATTGATTCCCTCCAAATCATCAACATACAATCCGGATTTCGGTGTTGTTGTGGAAACACATTTGATTCCAATAAAATTTTCAAAACAATTTGTCGCCATAACCGAAAGGATCGTTTTTGTAAATATTTCTATCTTTTATTCCGATGGATTTTAAAAAATCCGGAACCCAAAATGATGGACATGCTTTGTTCCCGAATTGATTGTGTCCACCAATTAAGACATCCGGCGCGTAATCAAGAACCATTTTGATAATTTCGGTCAATGTCTTTATTTGTGAAACCGTCATTGTGTTTTTCGGTGTTCCATCGGAATCCAAACCGCCAACATAAACAACATGACGCGAAATCGAATTGATTCCTTTCACGCCGTTTGTGATTTCCTTAGAATCAATCCACAAATCGCCGTTGTGTTCAACAAATCGATGTCGAATTCCGTCCAATAATATCATGTCGGAATATCCGACCTTTGTCCAACCGCGTCCATTTGGCGGCGGCGATGTATGCCATTGAATGATTTGTTCCGGTGTGACCTTTTGGCCCTCACGCGTCGCCGTGCAATGGATCACGAAATATTTGAATGGTTGAATTTGCATGTTCAAAGTTGTTCAATTGGTTCATCAATTGATTCGGGTTTTTTAACGGTTTTTAAACTGAAAAAAAACACATCGAATTTTTCATTTTTTATCACAACATCGAATTCAACATTCGGATGTTCAATTTTAATTTTTTCGAAAACGGATTTGATGTTTTCGTTTTGCTTTCGCCTCAAATATGTCGATTGAACGGTGAAAATCACGCCGTTTTTTTCGTCGATGTGACGCGGCCAATTTGTTTTCATCATTTTGTATTTCTTATTCCTTTCGTAATCCCTTAACGCGTCCAAATGCGACGGTTCAAACGCCCAAACGAACAAATCATCGTTCACATCGAAATGAATCAAATCAACGATGAATTTCAACGTTTTTGGAATTTCGTGAATGTCGTGTTTGCAATAAATCATTTGATCGATTTTTAACAAAGATAAAATAAAAAAATCCCCAATGACGAAAACGAAATTGGGGATTTTTCAAATTTAGTCAAATCAAATTCCGTCCAAATTAACGGCCACGCCACATTCGTTCAATGTCGCCGTCCATGAAATGGTACCGTCGAAAAATATTGAACCGGTGTTGTTATCCTCAATAACCTGGTCAATTTCGGTTTGAAACGATGCGATTGGGCCATAAAAATAGCCGTCACATGTATAATATCCGAATTGATAATTGGTCGCGTTATATTGGATTGTATTCCAAAACGTGATGTCACCACACGCCGCCGGATCCGAATTGTAATCTTGAAACGTGATTGTTTTTTCACCTCCAACAACCGCCTCCGGGCCACATGATGAAATTCGTTTTTTCGTGAACGAACCTTTTGGTTTTTGGCCAATAATCAATCCCGTCAAAACAACGTCACCGGCCGCGATTGCCGCGATCCATTCGGCGCGATCATCAATGTCGGTGAATGTGTAATCACATTTGATAAATGCCAATTTTGAAATTCCCCCGTTTCTCGTAACCACGCCACATCCGGCCGATGGGGAAATCGGTAACGCCGGTGCGCATGAACTTGGACATAATGCCATTTTTTATAAAGTATTAAAAAGGTGAATAAAAAATTAAGGACATTCAACGATTGTTGAACAATCCTTGAAATTGAATGTGTAATTCACGCCGAAATTATCATCGGTTGTTGCGAATGAATTCGACGGTAAAAAGAAAATTCCCCAATTCAATGACAATTTCATCACCCATAAATCCTGGCAATCATCATAATGAACTTTCAAATCGTAAGTCAAACCGGTGAATGGATCCGTGATTGTTCCATGTTCGAACACATCATTTCGTTTTGCATAGTCACCAACATATTTGTTCCATGTCACCAATTGAACCGCGTTTGGCGCTAAAACGATGAATTCACCGGCACCAATAACACCCTCAACAAAACGGTCGTTGAAATACATGTAATCCGTCCAACGGGCCATATCGGTTCCGGTTGTTGAATTACAACATGCGATTTGTTGTGTTTTTGCATACAAATCAAAATTTCCCGAACCGATAATCATCGGCGCACCCGACGCGCCAACCATGTCCAATTCATGCGTGATTTGTGCGGCGGCGATTGAACGCGGCGCGTTTGTCGTTCCCTCAAATAATTTAACGGATTTCAACGATGTTCCGTCGGAAAACTTTCCAAAATTAGTTGATTGTTCGGTCAACAATTGTTTGTTCAATGCGACGTTCATCGCGTTGATTTGGGCCATCATGACATTTGATGTAAAAACCGAATCGGCCTCACACAAACGACGCATGTCGGATTCCGAAAATCCCATTCCTTTCGTTTCGATGCAATTTTCAATGTTGAAAATTGTTTCTAACGGTTCAATTGTTTGATCCTTATCGCATGAATCCGTACATGTCAAGTTGATGGAATCATCCGTTCCACGTTGAATGTAGTTGATTTGAACGCCACGATATTTTCCGTTCGTTGGAATTTGAATTGCTTCAAATCCGGCGCGATTTTCATCACTCATTAACGCATCCAAATATCCGACGCGATCACGCTTTAAAGACGGCGCGTTTTGACCGGCGACCGCGTTTAAATTTTGTTGTAAGTTGGAACATAATCCCTCTGTAAATGCCATTTTGTTTTGTTTTTAGATTTTTAAAAAAAGTTAGTTGAAAATTGGTTTTTGGATATAACACAAAACCCATATCAAAACAATCGATTGTAAAAATCGAAAATTCCGAAATGGGCCGGTTTCCCCAAATTTGCCGAATAGGTTCGGCGAACCCGTGAAAAATTACGTTTTCGGGCCGTCGCCCCGTTTTTATTGTTGACCGAATGTTTTCATTGATTTCAATGATTCGGCGTTTTGTTGTGCTTTTTTCAACCCTACCAAATTAAATGTCGGTTTGTCGCCGTCATTCGTCGGTTGTGTTGACGTTGTTGTTTTGTTTGGTGTTGGATTATTTGGATTGCCGTTTGATTGCTTTACAACACCCAATGACGCCAAATGTCCATCCAATATTTCGTCAAATGTAACGATTTTTGTTCCATCCGAATTCAATGGATTCAAATTGTTTTTTGTTTTCACAATTAATTCACCCATATCGTCAACATCGACGTTGAAATTTTGGTTCAAATAATTGTTCACGGCCGGAATCACAACATCCGACGAAACGATCAACGATTTTTTCGCGATCATCGAATTGATGATTGATTCACGTTTGAACGATTTAATTGCGGCCTTTGCCTCGTTTTCCTTTGCCGGAATCACATCATCAACCAAACGTTTGTTTTCGTTGGTCAATTCAATTAAACGGTTTTGTAGTTCCTCGGCGCCGGTGTTGGTCGCCCTGGATGATTTTTCAAATGCCACGTTAATGATTTCGTCGAATTTTTTATCCTTGACATCATCCGGCGACAATGAAAACGTTTTTTTGATTTTGTGTTCAATCTTCGATAATTGTTCGCCGCGAATTTCATCCTTTATTGGTTGAATGAATTCCGGATCGTTTTTCAAAACGTCGCGTTGGATTGATTTGAACGATGTGACGATTTCGTCAACATTCGCATCGTCGGAATTTAATTTGGTTAACGTATCGGCGTTGATTCCGATTTTTTTCAAAAATGTTTCGATGTTTGTCATGTTGGTTTTTTAATTGATTTGTGATTCACTTGTTTCGTCAATGGTTGATTCCGGTGTTTGTTCCGGTGTTTCAACATCAACGGTTTTTTTGGTTTTTTTGTTTGGTGTTGGTGTTGGCGTTGGCGTGAATTTGATTTTTTCACGGCCGGATTCGTCAATGATGTCGAAACCTTTGTGACGTCCCGTTTTTTTCATTATGTCCCATGCCATTGGCGTGATTTCGGAAACCTTTCCCGTTTTCACATTTAAAACTTTTATTTTCATAGTGTTGTGTTTTTTACAAATTTAGTTATTTAGGTATTAAAATTTCGCCTTTTAATTTACAAACGATTCCATCACAAAAAATCAAATCATTTTCACCAAACATTTCAAAATCCAACGGTTGACCGGCTTCAATTGCCAATGAAACAAAATCAATAATTTGATTGTATGAAAATATTTCAAGGTATTTCAACGGATTATCGGCCGATGTAAATGTTCGTAAATACAAATTTAATTTTTCTTGTTTTGTCATTTTATATTTGGATATTTTGGTTTAATTACAAAATCACGATAATATTTCAAAGTGAATTCATGCAATTCCGGAAATTCAAATTGGAAAATTGGATTTCCAACCCAATAATTTTCCGAACAATGAGCAAAAAATTCAAATCGAGCATAGGAACCCAAATCCATAGTTTGATATTTTTTCCCATGACCAAAACCGAATCGTCCATCGGTTAACGCTTCGATTGTATCAGCATAGGCCGTAACCATATTTTTTACTTCGCTTTCATTGTATAGGCCTTTAAATTTTTTTATATATTTTGATTCAATTGAATCCCAATCAGTCGATGTATTAAATTTTTTATCGACAATTTTTTTTGCCTCATTAAATTTTTTTTCGTGTTTCGGATTGTGATTTGCTCTGTTTAAAAAATATTTTTCCTCAAAATGTGTTCGATGGCCATATTCATGAACAATGACTTTGTTGAAATTCCATTTGTCGTTATATCTTGAATTAACGGGAACATTTATAAATAATTTATTTTGATTATAAAACGCGCCGGATGAATTAGTTCGTTGAAAACGTCCATTGTCGGAAAGTTCATAAATATATTCGGAAATTCCTTGAACGCCTTTCAATTTTTTTGGTGTCAATTTCGATTCGAATGTGTATAAATCGGGAAAATCCTTTTCGGCAGGAACCTTTCCAATTTCATCCGTCGCCGCCGCCGCCTTTTGTTCGATTTTTTGTTGTTCCTCCGGCAAATTTAATTTTTCGCGTTGTGATTTGGTTAACTTGAACGGAATGGCGGCGTGACGGCAATTGTAACCGCCGCGATACACGGGAAAATTTTCCGGTGTTGTTCCTCCAATCATTCCGGTTCCGTTATTATTGGCCCAATTTATTTCACTTTGCAATTCCGATTTTTGCAAAACGCGTTTGGCAATCCATCGGCGACATTGCGGCCGTGAATCGTCAATCAATGAACCAACGTATCGAAACGCATCCAATCCGAATTCATCGGCAATTCGCGCGTTTGTTTGGCCATCGAATTGGCCCAATGCGTCGCGTGTTACTTGTTTGACATATCGACTATATAATCCATCAACATTCGGATTTCCCAAAACGTAATTCCTCAAATATTCCTCCAATTCCGTTCGATTGGTTCCGGCGACAATGTTTTGAAAAATACCCTGGCGAACCGGTTCAACGAAATTCGTGTTCACACCGGATCCGGTCAAACCATTTAACGTTGTTTCGACGGCCAATTTTTGAACCGGTGAAACCAATTTTTCCAATTCGGTTTTCGACAAATCGTTCACATCATTATGAACGTCGAAATTGAAATCCGAAATCGTTTGAAAATTCCGCAAATATTTTGTGATTGCCGATGGAAAGTTCGAACCTTGAATCGCGTCAATCATCACACGATCCAATTCATTCACCAAATCAATGTTTTTTTCATCGAATTGAATTTTGCCGCCATCAACATTCAATTTGTTGATGGCCTTTTTTAAATCTTCAAAAATAATTTTTTCAACGTCATTCAATTGACCATACAAATCCAATTCGGCCGTGTCGATTGTCTTAATTTTTTTGTCGATGATTTTGATGATCGCGTCGGTGAATTCGGCCATTGTTTAAAATTAGGCCGTCACCGGCGTTTCAATCGGTGTTCCCAATGTGTCGCCACCAAATTCATCGTCAACATTGATGATTGTTTTGGGGATGTATGATTCCAAAATCGGCGACATGGCCAAATCCAATTGATTGAAAATGTCGCCCAATGGTTGTTCCAAAAATTGTGTTCCGTTCAACGCGACCAAACCGGCCAATGTTTTGTAGGCAAACAATGATTTCAACAAATCATCCTTTCGAATCGTTCCGGATGCCAACAACATTTGTTTATCCTTAGTGTTCAAATTGAAAATTGGATCGTATGAAACCAATATTTCGACGATTCGTGAAACGGATTTGTTTCCGGAAAAACGTTTTCGGGCCAAATCCTTTGTTGATTCAACCAAAAAAGCAACCGGCGCGTTTTTATCCGACAATTTCGTGATTTCATCAATCAAATCGGATTCGGATTTCATTGAAAACGAAATCGGTTTCACAATGATTGGATCCGACGGTTCAACAACGTTTCGATATTTTTCAATGAACACCAATGAACGATAAATGATTTCATCGAACACGTTGTTTGAAATCTTTGTCAATTGACTGAATGAATCTTCGCGATCAATTTGTTTGGCCGTTCCGCTTTGTGCTTCGTCAATCGTCGTTAAATGCAAAGCATCTTCCGCCTTTCTCAATAATGTTTCCCATGCTTCACCGGAATATTTGATTATATCAACCGGCGGCGAAATGAACCTTAACATTGGTTCGGATGATGTTGTTTCGCCCATTGCCGTGTTTCCTTTCTCACGAATGAAAACGCCAAATGGCGAACGCGAAATCACGCGGCCCGAACCTTTGCATGTTCCACAACGATCATGTTCGTCGGTTTCGGAATTATACACAATCCCGTTTCGACATCCTTTCGCGTCGCATGTTTCGGCTTGTTCCTCACGATATGGAAACGCCGATGTGGTCATGACGGCCGTCCAATCCGAATATTGTCGAATTGCTTCATTGGCAAACGGAACGAACGCGGAAAAATACGAATCGAAAAAATTTTCGTCGGTGTAATCGCCACCCAAAACGATGGCCGGAACCATTCCAATGTTGTGTTCGTAAATCAAAACCGTGTTGAATTTCCGGTCGATTTTTGAACCGAATTGTTCGTGACGATAAAAACCCGTTTCCGTCAATGAATAATAAATACACCCATCTTCAACATTGCGTCCATTTACGCGAAC